AAAACATAAGATATAACGCATAACAAAAAGTTTTAGGTCATCTTGTTCTCCTTAATTCACACTATTATTTATCATAAAACCAACACAAATACAAGTACGGGTTTACAAAAATAAATGCCTACGTGTTTATACTTACGAACTCATGTGGATTTTGCATCCCTTTAACAATTTTTATAACATCTTCTCTAATCTCCAACAATTCATGGTAACATTTTTGATTATGGGAACAACCACGCAGTTGATGATCTGGTTTATGTACCGACTCCAAGAATATTGCTCTTGCTCTTTCCCATTTTTCCGCAGTAGTTTCTTGCTCGTGAATTGCGTTTTGATCTTTCATTTAGGGTTCTTTTTTTCTTTAAGTATGTAGGATTTGGCAAAGTCAAAGTTACGAGAAGTATGAACATGCTCACCATTATGAATTATAGCAAATTTCTTGCTATCCATCAAGGGTACTGCTGCCCATAATCCATCCCTAGTAACATAACCTTGCTTCTTCTGGATGGCATCCTTATAGAAGGTTTGATAATTAGAATTTCGCATTAACACTTACCACAGTAGCAGTTGGATTTCTAGCAAGTGCAGTTCGTTTTGCATCATCATAATTACGTGCATTGACTTCTTCATAGAAGACGGTTCCAGCAACATACAGTTTGACTTCGCATTTCATAAGAACTCTCCCTAACAAGTTTATTATACTCTATTTAAAGACCTAAAACCGTCTAAACGGACACTTTATCAACTGGACTATCTTCCCATCTATTAAGAGGACATGAATTAAGAGCAATATTTGCCTTTGCAGGAATAAAACACCCACATTCTCCACATTCGTTCTTTTTTTCTATAAACTTATCACAACTGTTGCAAATTGATACTCTTTTAGAATAAACTTCACGAGAAGCAAATACAGTATTTCCATTCTTTTGTTGAACATAATTTAAAACATTCCAAGCAAAACTACCAAGGTTCCTTGCTTTTCTTCCTACAGACACAGGTTTCACTTCTGACATTTCAAATTCTCCCCATAAGTACCTTAAAAATATTTAAACTTTCCCGTACAAACCATACAAAGGTATGTATAATACTATGGATCTTCATTATTCATTTCATCAAAAACTTTTTCAAATTTTTCTGCACATGCATCATGGACAATATCCCATTTCTTAAGAGGACATGAATCAAGTATTATCTTTGCCTTTGCAGGAACATAACACCCACATTCATTACATTCATTTCTTACTTCACTAAATTGATCACAGGATTTGCAAA